ATTGGAATGACAAGTTAGCAGAGTTAGAAATACCTTGAGCAGCTTGATACTCAAATTTAGCATAAGCAACTGAATCACAGAAAACTGTAAATCCTTCAGGATATTTATTAGTTTGCATTGCAATTTTAGTGATTTGCATAGCTCTACTTTCATTAGCAGAAGCAATTTCATAAGCATTTACTGTACCAGCAGTAATAAATGTAGCTTCTGAAACAGTAGCAACAACAGCACTTCTGTTTGTAAAGATGTAAGAAGTAGCAGCAGTTTCATATCCTTCCATAAAGTTAGATACTGCATTTGAAATTTCGTTGAACAATTGCTCATCTGCATTAAACAAAGAGTTGTCAGCTTGTTTCAATGACATATTGAATTTGTCAGAATACGCAGTCCAAGATGGAGTTAGTATTGCTGAATCTTGTTTTGAACCCGTGTGGTTGTGAGTTCTTCCACCTGTCCCAAGAGAACGCTTTGCTCTTGCGATGAAGTTTGTTTCTACCGTTCTATCTTCTCTTACACGAAGTTGGTCGTAGTTAGGGAACATAATAGGTGACATTCCTTTAAGTGCTAAATAAGTAGCTGGGTATCTGAATCTTAATTCAGAAGATTGGAATGCTCCAAGCAATCTTGCTTGTGCTTTTACTAAATTTGCGGTTGTTTTGTTAGCCATTTTGTTTAAATTTTAATTGATAATACTCTTTTTTGTTTATGAGCATACCGCCCGAATCCCTCCAACTACCGCCAAAGTGATACAAAGTTACGAAAAATCCCCTACAAGTTTTTAATTCGTAAGGGATTTTTTTTATTGTTGATAAGTAATAACTCCTTTATGCAATTTTTTATGACACATTACACATAGAACAGCTAAATTAGAAATATCATTATTATTGGCATTCATATCTATATGATGAATATCTAAACAAAAATCATATTCATCGTAACTACATATTTCGCATTTTTTTGGCTTTAAAGCAAATACGTGTTTTCTATTATTTGTACTCCAATTGATACCTCTTTTATTATTTACTAATATTTTTGATGCCCTTCTCAATGCATTTGTATCTTTGTGTATTCTTTGACTATCTGAATAACATTCTTGAGAACAAAATTTTCTTTTATTTTCTCTACTTGGACTGTCTTTGAATATATTTCCACATTTTTTGCATTTATGTTCTGATTTTATATATTGATTATGATTTTGACATTCTAATGAACAAAATTTAGCTGTACTAATTCTATATTTAGGAACATAAAATAATTTATCACAACATTTACAATTTAATTCAGCTCCAGATTTCTCTCTCAAAATATTTTACTTTTTTCTTGCTTTTAATTTTGCTTTTTTAGCTATACTCAAGGCTATTGCTATGCTTTGAGCCTGACTTTTTCCACGTTTCATTTCAGTTCTAATATTAGAACTCACGCTTTTACGACTATAACCTTTTTTTAGTGGCACTTTTTCTTAATTTATTAAAGTAAACTTCATTTTGATACTTTGTATATTCTTTCTTTAAATCGCAAGACGCTTCTTTACGAACTTCATCTATTTTTGATTTACTTATGAATAGAGAAAAGAACCATTCTACTAATCTACTCATATTTTCAACGTTCCGTTAGAAATACGTTTAGCCATCTCTGAATTTTGTTTAGAAGCATCCCAACTGTTTCTTTCAGATTCTTTCATAAACGCTTCAAAACTTCCAGCTTTACCTTCCCCAGTATCATCTCCTTTACCAGCTCCACCTTCAACTTTAGCTAAATATGGTGTTGAGAATGTAGTTACCCAATCCTTTACAGTTATTGGAGAATAGTTAGCATCTTTTAAAATGTTACCATTTGAATCCTTTACTACAACATTGCCATCTTCTTTTTCAAAAGAGAATCCTTTTTCTTTTGCTTCAGTAAAAATTGTAGATTTAGACACCAATACATTGTCAGGAATATGTTTCGTAAACTCGTTTTTAATTTCACTTAACAGATTTGTTTTTTCTATTTGCGTTTTGAATGAATTAAATTCTGCATCTTTTTCATTTAATTTAGAAACTAATCCATCAAACTCTGTTTTCAATAGTTTAAACTTTTCATCAGGTTCAATCTTATTTTCTGATTCAGTCTTTGCTTTTATAGCACTTACTAAATTCTCAATAGTCTTGCCTTGAAAATCTAATCCAAGATTGTTTCTTTGTTCTTTTACAGCACTTTCAATTGCTACTGTTGCACTTTCTTTTTTGATGTTAGCGATTCGTTCTTCGTAAGCTGTTTTACTCAAGAATACTTTTTCTGATAAATCTACTGAAAACGCTTCTTCACTATTTATCATTTCAATTAACCTACCACTTTCAATTCCTAATGTGGTTTCAATTTCTGCAATGTTTTCTAATGCCATATTATTTTAGTTTCGTTATTTCTTCAGTTAGCTTTTTCACTCCCCAAATAGCCTTTGCGGTTTCTCCTGATAACAATTCATATTCTGCAACTAATTCATCCTTACTTAGTGATTCTTCTTCTTGAATTTCTAAGAAGTCTTTCCCTTCTAAATGTAATTTAGTAAGTTTCTCATCTTTCTCATACCACAATCCATTAATCTTGCAATTGTCATTTGTTGTGTCTGCAAAAGTAATGTGTACTAAATGTGGAGGTCTTTCTACTGATAATTTGTAGGCAGAGTTGAATCCATTTCCTTCTCTACCCAATCTGTGTAATACATAAACTGCAACTTGGCTCATATAATTTTTATTTAGTTATTGGTGCAACTGGCGGTGCTACAACCTTTTTATTTAATTCAAACCAACTGTTAAATTCAGCAGTCAATACTTCTTCTGACTTACTATAATCAACAACTGATTGCCACCATTTTTGATATAATACTTTTCTTTGTGCTTCTTCGTTTCCAAAGATACTTAAAACTGTTTGTAAAGGTAAGTGTAAATATGGTTCGATTCGCATTTTTAACAAATTAATTTGCAAATCAATTGGATTGTTTCTATATTTTGCCGATAAATACTCACTAAACAACTTATCAAGTACCACACTATTTTCTTCAGCCTTAACTGACATCTCGTATCTTTCCAATAGTGTGTCATAACCTTCAACAATATATCTACGACCTAAATTAATAGTTATTCTACTTTCATTTCTATTTTTACCTAAGTCATAAAAGTTCAATATCCATTCGCAGAATTTCCACTCAACGTATTCTATGAAGTCAGCATATTTGTTAAGTTGATTTTCTAATGGCTGTTTGTTGTAAATTATTTCAGTAGCAGTTTTCTCTACATTGCTTACATTCTGAATACCGTAACTTGTTCCCCAATGTGTTTTATACATTCTTTCCTCAAGTATGTTCAATTCTTCGCTGTACTGTTTCCACACATCTAAGTCAGGAGATATAAATCCTGCAATGTTTGGTGCGATAACTGGAGTATCTCTGTCGTCAGGTATTGGAAGCTCAACAACTCCTGTCACATCGCTTTTACCCATCATTTTACCGTGACCATCACAAGTAGTACAAGTTTCTTCCTCTATTTTACCTGTTCCTCCACAATCGCCACAATACTGAACGTATTTCCAAAAGATTGGATTGGCTTTATATATTTTGTACAAAGTAAGGAAAGATTGGTCACGAGCATATTCTTTTGAAATATCTATGATGTTATCTATAGCGGATAATCTCTCCTCCTCTGCTGGTATCTGTATGTTTGAACAAATAAGTGCAGGAACTTGACCAAATGGATGCTCAAATGTTAATTCTGCGACAATATTGAACTGACTACCCACTTGCTCAAATGTTCTATCTGTCAAATCATCAACTACTCTCCAAAACTGTCTGTTGTCTAATCTCTTTGGTTCAAATATAACATACTCGACCATTTGTCCTCTTGACTCGTAATAACGAATGCTATCTATGGCTTTATAGGTTGGATAAATATCAATCTCAGGCTCGGTAGTGTATTCTAAGAACATCAAACCATTCGGGTCTGTGTTCATTAATTTAATTGCGTAGTCTTGCACCCATTCTGTTAAAGATTTCCCATCTCTTACACTCGCAATTTTATTTAAGAACTCTGCCTTAATCGTAGGATTTAAAATATCGTAGTCTTTAATTCCACCTGTTGCGTAATAAATATTATCGATAGGCTGAAATATCCTTCCGAATAAGTCTTTGATGCTTCGTGAATATTTTCTTCTCGCTTCTGCTTTTACATTGCTCTCAATTCCCTCAATGTTCTCTATGAGTTCTTCTATGAAATCATCTCCATTCACTAACGCTTTGAGTTCATCAGAACATTCACGCATCTCAACAAATTCTTCATTGATTTTAAGATTACTCTTAATAGCCGATATGGCTTCTTCGTTGTTTTTAAATATCATAGTTATTTATTTACCAAATTATTCGTAATCTCGGTTTACCTTTCAACTCAAAGAAAAATCGGAGCATTAAAGAGTCGGCAAAATCAGGGGAGCGACCTATTCTTTTCTTTATTTCTTCTTTTTTCTCTAACGATATCTTTCCATCATCTTGAAATGGAAGTCTATTTATCTGCTCTAATTCCTCAATCACTTGCTTTCTGTACTTATCCTCTTGAATAAATATTTTGGAATCTTTAACCGCTTCTGCAAAATACCAGTAACATTGTGCCTTTAAATTCTTAAAGTTCTCTGTCTTACCGTGCATTTTTATTGGCTTTCCATTATTATTAAATGGAGTTGCTCCTACTAAATTACCTAATTTTGTTGATGCCCTTGTAAATGTTTGCAATCCATCAGCATCATATATCACATTTTTAAGCGGCACTCTATTCTCTATGCGTAACTCATTTATCTTCTTGCTCACCATTGTATCGTCAATCTTATCAATGGCAATTATCTTTATAGCTACAAATCCTGCCCAAACTACAATAACAAACTTATCTGAACCTGTATATGCAATATCACAAGTCATATATCTATCTTGAGTAGGTTTCACAAACTCATTTGTATATATTCCAAGTATGTCTGCATACTCAAACATTGCATAAGGATTATCATCAAACTCCCAATTCCCATACACAAGTCTTTGAACCTCATTGTGACTCAATATCTTCATCAAGTTAGGAACGTAATCTTGTGGCAATGTCTTATTATCTGTTGGCAATGCCTGAATGAACTTCATATGACTTGGAATAGTTCCATCAATCGTTGCTTTATAATAATCCTTATACAAATAATTCTTACTTGGATTACAAGTCTGTAACAACTTTGGCGTTAACCCATATTCCTTATTCTTCCAACGACCAATAGATGCTTGTAAGTTATTCTTACATTCTATATCAAACTCCCCAGCTTCTTCTATCCATCCACGAGTATTCTGCATACCTCCAAATCGCATATAGTTTGGGTCGCTTGGCAAATACTTCGCATCAATCAAAAATATCTTAGATTTATTATGAAACTTAAAATAGTTATCTTGACCATTGAAGCTATAATAATCTTCTGTTATTCCCCATCCACTCAAAACCTCCTGAATTGAAGGAATAGTAAACTTACGTAAATCAGCTAATGTCTTTCTCGCAATAAAATAATGCGTTTCAGGGTACATTAGTGCATCTGCACATATCAAAGAACAACCTATAAATGTTTTCCCTGAACCTTTGCTGCCACCGTATACTATGTCAATAGTGGTTTTATCAGTCCAAGACTTAATAGCTTCTAATTGCTTTGAGTTTCCTCTAACATTCAAAGATAGACTTTTACTCAACTACTTCGTCCTCTTGGTTAATAATCTGCATCCCTATAATCGGAACTATCTTCAACTTATCTCCTCCTGAAGTTATATCAAGCTTCTCACTGTACTTTTTAGGGTTCATCCTACCCAATACCCATTTACGAGTATCAAGTTGCAACCTTGACCTGTTTACAGCTACCATACTCTGTTGTCTGTTTCCATTAACATCGTAATAGTAATCTTTAGTACCATCATCAGATATTTCTAACATATCATCAAAGATACCATCAGCTCTTATCTCAGTAGCTTTCTTATATAACTCTATTCTTTCGGGATTTTCGTTTAACCAGTTGTAAAAAGTACTTCTTGTGATTGGGTAAGTATCGTCATCTAATATATTCTTTATTGAACGACCCAATTCTATCTGTTGGATTATATCCAAAAATACTTTATCTCTTTCCATTCTTAATAATTATTAATTGCTACAAAGTTACAAAATTAATTAATACTATTATATATATATATATTTTTTTTAATAATAATAATATTTTATAAAATAATGGAAAATAGACCCCCCCCCTATTTCTTGATACACTTTTTAGGGGGGGGGTATAAAAACGCACTTTTTTTTATTTTTTATGCAAAAACAGCCTTTCTTGTTATTATTTTCCTACAAAATGAAAAGTTATAGAAAATAGCAGAAAAATTTTTTAGCACCTTCGACTCTTTTGTGGGTTAAACGACAACACACGTCTTTTTATTTATTTTCACA